GTCGGGAGCGCATCATGCACAGTCACCATACTTGGATCAACCGCACCAGCAACAGGGGACACCGAAATGTCCATCTGGCCAGTAGCGGTATAGGTTTGGTCGACTGGATTGACAACCTGTAGGTCGATCTCGGGAAAGCTTATAAGAACAGTAACACGCGCACGCAGGGCAGCACCGGTTGCACCGGCGCCCGTCGTGAGCGGGTTAAAGACACTAATAGAAAACACACCCAGGGAATCCTCAGAAGCGCGCAGATTAAAATCCAGGCGCTCCTTATAATGCAAATAAGGAATTCTCAGAGTGGCACTACGAGTGCCATTGGCAGTCAAAAAGACATGCCGATTCAAGGTCTTAGAAGCATCACCATTCGATGTGCCAATGAATGCGTTAAAATCGGCTACAGAAACCAAGGGAACAAACAAGCAGATAAGCTGTCCCTGTTGGAAACTTTGAGATTGAAGCTGAATCGTGATATCAACATACTTGGGGCGAAAATACACAAAAGATGTGATGGCCCGTTTGACTGCAGGTGCCTTAGTCATGCCAAACGGAACTTCAACAGTGAGCAAACTCGTCCCAGTAGGACTGCTTGAAGACCACTCAAAGTTAGTGTATTGCATCGGTCGAGCCAATAGTGTGGCATAGGTGAAGGCATCCTCACCAACAACAGAATCAGGCATGGGTTTAGGTAAACCCTTGCCTCCTGAAGTAACCACAGCATCAGCCGAGACCAAATCAACACCACCACTACCTTGGGTGGGCTGTGACGCCACGCGGCGAACATCCATCTGTGCAATAGCAGTTGCACCAACATCCGCTCGACGCGCAGCGCCAAAAACAACTTCCTTACAGACGAGTGGTAGAAACACCGACGTAAGGTATTCATCAGATAACGTCCCAACATGGGGCATTGGAGCTGTGAGAACGTATGCTTTGTCGACCAAATCATCAGACGGATCGGGGAGTAGGGTATTGGAATCCCACAAGCCCGACACGCTTGGAAAGTGATCAGGGGCTCGGAAATGTCAGCCTTGCGCAATAAAGCAACAAGGCGCTCACGCAAATCCGCAAAGGCCCGATGACCACAACCAAACGCTCGTCTGAGCAGATCGTTGGCGTTCAAGACTATGGCTTCACGAATTGGAAGCGTATTTGTAACATAGGCTAGAGCGTCGTCAATCTTCTCAAGATCAGGCACAGCATACAAACTCACACCAGGGACCAACGCCTCATCATACCGAGTCGTCTGCTTTAGAAACTGGCACTGGGCCAGTGGCTTAAGCGGAGGCTCGGCAATTGATTCCTTGTTGGAAGGAGTATAGACAATACTCATGTCAGCGAATATACTACTCACTGTATGGAAGTTGTAAAAGTCCGAGAC